GAAAACTGTAAATCTTTCATAATGTCCGCATCAGACATGCCTTCTGATCTTAACCTTTCTACTCTGGTTGCAGCAAGGGGGTTTGAATTCGCAATGTCATCAACGCTTTGTTGTGGTTGTTGTTCTCCACCCATACCAAAAGTTTTGCCAATATTTCCAAACAACCCTACGTCATCTTGCCCCGGCATTAAGTATTCTTTAGCACGACCAAAAACACTACCACCCGACATCTCTCCAGTCTTTGGATCAAATGTTGGTGCGGCAGTTATGTTGTCTAAAAAATTCATATTATCTGCACCTTTAGTAAAATATTCTTTCGTTCTGGCAAATATATTACCAGACGGTTGCGTACCAGCGGCTACACTTGCTCTAGCTCCAGCCGCTGCTTTGTTAGCACCCGCCCATTGAGCTGCTGCTTGTATTGGGCTGATGTTGCCTTTGGCCACGTCATAAGCCGTGTAACCTTTTACAGCCATAGTGGCTGGTATTTGCCAAGGACCCGGTACTACCGCAGCTATTTGTGCGATTGTTCTGCCACTCTTTTTAATTGATTTTGCCGTTTTCTTGAACCAACCGTGTTGTTCTAACCCAGTCATTTGGTTTCTTAGGCTTGCAATGCCATTACCGTAAACCATTGTTTCTGGCTCAATGCCAGCTTTTCGTGCTTGTTCTTCAATAAGAGATTCTATTTCTGGTGTCACCATCTCCTTTGATAAATTTATATCACCCGTTCTAACGTGGGCCATTATGTCGTCTTCACCACCGGTCAATGCCAGTTGGTTCATTAAATCGTTGTAAGGGGCATTTCCTCTTACAATAGTTTCATCAATGGTTTTATCTATTTCTAAAATTTCTTCTGGGTCATTGGTACTTTGCTGTTGCATCATCAAAGCATTAATAGCATCATTGAGTTCTTCTGGTGTCATTGTTCTTTCTACAGCACCTGAATGTGTTGGTCCTACCATGCCTTCTTGTTTTCTTCTGTCTGCTTCGGCTTTTCGAGCGTCAATAGCGGCATTGAGTTCTTCGGGTAACATTGTTCTTTCTACAGCACCCGTTTCTTCTAGTAAAGGTATTGCAGGACCACGATTCTCCATCATCTCTCTGGTTTTCAATAAATTTCTAGCAGGACCACGATTCTCCATCATCTCTCTGGTTTTCAATAAATTGCTCACTTCATTGGGTATAACTGCACCCGTTTCTGCTGTATCGCCCGGTTGTGGCAAACCGTATATTTTGTTTAATGTGTCTTCTAATCTTGCCATAATCTTACCTTTTTATATCTTAACCGAGTCTGTGCTTATTGTAGCACCAACTTCAGTAATGTCATGTGTACCATTGTTCCTTATCCCAACCATAGGTTGGACCTGTTATATTTACCGTTACATTTCCATCAAGAGTTACTGTAACAGCCCCTACTGAAGCCTTAGCTTCTAAGCCAAATTGAGGACCTACCGATAGATTTGCCCACTCATCGCCATCATAAACTTGTAACTCTTCCGTTGTGGTGTTCCAGATAACGTCACCAGCAGAAAAAGAAGCAGCATTACGCTTTGCGTCTGTGTATTGAGGGGTGGCTGTGGTATCGAACTTGTCTAAGTTTAATTCCATGATGCGAACTAAACGATTAAAAGTGTCTATAGACACCATTTCGCCTTGTGCTATGGGCAATCTGGTTTCTAGTAACTTACCCATTATCTTCTACCTGAAGGTTGTACGTCTAAACGAGTTGCTCCCAATCTCCACTTGTAGTCTTTTCTATCATTCTCATTGTCATCGTCTGACTCAAATCTTAGCACCAACTGTCTGCTTCTGGCTCTCAAGCTAGAAAAAGTAGAAGTGCTTGTAACCTGTGTGGTTGAGTTTGTTGTTAAAGAATCGCCATTAAAGTCTCTGCTTTTAACAACTATGTTCATTGTTGGTGAAGGCGAAGTGCCTGTTTGTGTTGCAAATAGAACGTCTGGTATGACTTTTTTGACAAAAGCAAAGTTTTCACCATCCGCTATGTCTATGTCCGCTGACTCTATAAAAACACCATCCATTGCAATCAGATCATTATTAAAACCGCTTTCGTGTGTGTAGAGATAGCTTGTGGAAGAACTTGTGCCAGAAGCGATTGGCTTGTTTTCAATGCCAGCATCCAACCAAGCGTATCTAACCAACGATCCAATCGACCAAGATTGTTCTTCGTAGTTGTATATAACGTAACGTGATATTTCGTTGGTGTCGTCTTCAAGAGAAGGATAAAAGAACCAAACTTCAGAGAACTCACTGTTTAGAGCAAGGTGACATTTGTAAGCTTGTGATAAATTTAAGTCTGAAAAAACATAATCTTGTACCGAACAAGGCAGCTTTTGTACAGAGCCGTTGTAAAAGTAAAAACCGCTTTTTGACATGAAATAAACACCGTTGGGTGCGTTTACTGTGGCTTTAGGTCCTATCAATCCAGCACCTTCGTTTATTAAATTGACAGCAAATATTAATGGAGGTCCTATAAACGTCATGCTGTACAAACTTGTATCAGTCCAAATTAATACTTCTTGTCTTGATTTTAGACCACCCACAATTAAAGAACCGCTTGATAGGCGTAAAGAACCAGCTGAATTAGTGGACAGCGGTTCAAACTCCAATTCATTTTCTGAATCACTAAAAGCTATAAGCATTGGGTCTACGGCACCAGTTCTGGCACTACCAGATATAGGATCAGCTCCTAACACTATAAGATGCCTGTCTGTTTCTGATGTTATGACTTGTAAGCCAAGAGTTGGCACTAAATTAGCACCAGATGTACCTGACAAACTAACGGCTCTGGTGGATAAACCATTGTTTTCAACCCACCTGTAAATACTTCCACCCCTTGGATTGATGATTAAATTTTCACCAAAATTGTCATGTGTCCACAATCTTAACTGACCGTTGGCTGATAATGCGCTTGTTGATCCGTAAGTGCTTGCACCCCAAGTTCCAGAACTCCAACCAGCTGCTTGTACATAAACGTCCAGTCCAGAATTAATCTGATAAACAGCATCTGCTGCTGATCCACCGTTGCCACTATCACTGCTATTGGCTGTAACCGTATCACCAGCTGTGTCTTTAGCCGTAAAAGTAAACGCATTTGCAGATGCAACGCCATTGATTTGATATTCTTGGTTTAATACAGCGGCTGTTACTAAACCTCCCAGTGACACAGCACCGGCCAATGTTACCCAATCACCCACGACTGCTCCATGGCTTGAGTCTGTTGCTGTTATTAATGATGAGCCATTGGTGGCTGAAAAAACTATGCCGTTTGTTGTGGTTGCTCTTATAGGAGTAATGTCGTTGTAACTACCACCGTTGTCTATGTAATATTTAGAAGTTGTGCCTAGACCTAAATAACGCGAACCACCTAAAGAAATCCAACTGTGTAATGCTCGCGCTGTGTCAAAAAAAATGTTTGTACTTCTTTTTGCCCAACCGCCAATTTTTTCTACATTACCTTTTCTAAAACGTATTAAATTGCCGTCTACCCAACCATTCTCATTGGAATAATCGGTTTCTTCCTTGTTTATGCCCGGTTTAAAACTAAATTTTGTGAGTGGCATTTCTAAGCTCTACCATTACTAAAATTAATTTAAGCTATTCTTATAATGGCAGCAGTAGCACTGGCTGCTGGAAAAACGACTGTAAAGTCTCCAGCGGTGCTTGTTTTGTCTCCTCCAAAATCAATAGCAGCCAAAGCCTTGTTTGAATTTGTCGAGTTGTATATTAAACAACCCCTAGCAGTCACAGTAGCCGTACCAAAGGTTAAATCAGCAAAGTCTACTATTGCCGTGGTACCTGATGTTGTCGGAGTTACATTTGTTAAAGCTGCACCAGCAGCAGTATAGTTAGTACCAGTGACTTCTTGTGCAGTAGAATACGCAGTAGTACCAGCTCCCATCGTTGCCGATGATGTGTATAAAGCTAACTTAATCGAGTCGGCTCCGTTGGTTAAATTGTGACCTTCTACAAGTATTTCTTGTTTAAAACTTGTTGCTATTGCTGATGTTATTGCCATTTCTTAAAGCTCCTTTATTATATTAGCCATGTCTCCATGCCCTTGTTGCCTTAATAAATTCACATACGTCACATTCTTAGAATTTATTGCGTTCTTTATACTATGTAAGATTACAGTATAAACTTGATTTTGAAAAGCTATAGCTTGTTGTTTAACATGCTCTGGTGCATCCATAGAAATTTCACATATTTTCTTAGTAGCTTGTTCCGCCCAAAACTCAGGGTCGTGTCCTTTGTTTTCAGTGGTGTGTACACTTACTTGCCCTAACTGTATGAAGCTATCGGTCATCCTTTGTATGGCTCTGGTGGCTCCTCATCTCTGTCTAATATTAAACCGTGTTCTTTTAGTTTTTCATCAATGTCTTCGTAAGCTCCTATGATCCATTTGCCTTCGTGTGGCACAGCCACTAATGGTTTGTCCAGTCTGTGAAAACCATACAGCCTGTCGGTTGCTACTACGTTTGAATCCAATACTGTGGATCGTGAGCTAATGCCTACCGTTATGTCTGCATCCATGCACTTACAAATCCAAAACTCCACACAAGCTCTACCTGCTTCTGCAAAGTGCATGTTTTCTTTGTAAGAAAAATCTATGCCATACAAGTCAATAGAAGCCACTTCATTCCACAAAGCAAACGCTATGGCATAAGCCACTGTGTTATTAAGATAAGCACAGCCTGTAGCGTTACAAACCTCTTCGATTGGATAGACCTCAGCAGAAGGCACTCTTTTATCCAACTCACAGGTGTAAACAGGGTATTTGGCATCTGGCAGTATTCTGGTCAGAACACTGGTTTGTTTACCAGCATCATTACTATCAAAAAAACGACTAGCCGGGTCTAACATAAACATCCTGTCTGTCTGGTAAACAGCAGCTGCTGAATTAATGGTCCAAACTTCGTCCCAAGTTCTGCCATTTTCTAAACCTATAGCAAAATCAACTTGTGATACGCCTAGACCTATCAGAGCAATTTTCTTGCCCTTTAATGATTTTATGGGGGGCACTACGATACGCCAGTGCGAAACTGATCGTATCTATATTCATCTCGTGTGCCACGACCTTCTGATAGAGTTTTCATTCTGCCTACTGCCTCCTTAAATCTAGCCTCAAATTGGCCGATGACATCGGGGGTTTCTTTCAGAAAGATTGCTCCTTCTACCAAAGTACCATAAAGCAAAGCATCTGGATAATCAGAACTTAACAATGTTGTACCGCTGTCACTACCACTCGCTAACGAGGCTGGTTTATACAAATAATGTAATTCAATAGTATAGGCTTCATCTGGAACAGGAGCAAGTTCAAAAGACGTATTATCAAACTGTGAATAATATTTAGGTTGTCCAGTAGTTGTTGAACTAGGAGAATATTCTTTTATGAACGAAGCGTGTTTTAAATCTAAATAATCGTAAGTATTGCTTTTTATAATTGCAAGACTAAAGGGTGCATAAAAATCTGTAGGTGTTGCTAAAAATCTGTTGTCAGCAGTAAGAGTGGCTTGCACATTTTTTCTTTGGTTAGGAATTTGTACCATGTTAAAGATACGGTCCTCTGCTTCTTGTATGAACCTAGGTAGCTGTGTGGTAAAAGTAGTTTCAGAAACTTGCAAATAGTCTTGTACTGCTGTTTTTAAAGTTGCTAGTGTAAAACTCATGTTGTTATTGTAACGCTTCCTAGGCTTGCCGTTAATGAAAAAGAAGTTAATTGGCTGCCAAGTTTACCAACTCCAACATTACTGTAAACCATAAAAATATTATTGGTTTCGTTGGTATCTGGTCTAGCGTCCCTAATAGCTTGTGGGTCTATAGGCGAAGGCTTTGGCATCAGTTGTGGATGTTTTGCGTTCCATTGGTCTTTACCAACCAAAAGGCCGTCCCATGTTTTTTTTAAATCTTTATGTTTGTAACGAAAGCCTGTTATATCACAGATTCCGTAAGCATTTTTATTGGATGCAAAAGCCATTATGCGTTGTTATAGCCGCTTAAATTAGGAGCTATTTTAAAAGACGTTCTGTCTTCATCAGTAGACAAAGCTCTGTCAAATTCTTCTTCGTATATTGCTTTTAACTGACCTGTAAGTTGTGGTGCTCGTTTCATGGATAAATAATAAGCCAAGCCAGCTGCCAAACAAGGGTAAAACCTAAAAGGTAAATCCATAGTGTTTGTTGCTGAATCAGCGTCATCCATTCGGGTCAACACATTCATGTGAATGGTGTAAGTACTTGAAAGGTCTGGTACCGGCCAAACCGTTATGGTTGGTGTAAGTTGTTTGTTTATAAAAAACTGATTAGGTCTTCCTGTGTTTGTTTTATTTGTTATGTGTGCGTATTCTGCTCTGCTCAACCTACTCATAGGCAGATCAGTGGTTTCAGAAGCCGTGGTTTCTCTTACAAAAACATCCAACACGTCTATGGGTGCTGTAGCGTTTGCAGAATCAACATTGTATGTTGATGTCGAAGCAACCATTGCTACAGTTTTTTCTGTAACGGTCCATTGGTTTAAACCTCTGTTGGCCCATTCAGCTAACATAATGTTCAAACTTCTTGTTGCACTTTTTAAGTCATACCCGGTGCGTAATTCCATACCACACCTTTCAAAAGCCTCTTCAATGTATTCGGCTACATCAGGTTCAAAATCTTTGCTGCTAGATGTTGCCATTGCAATTATTTAATTTTTTTTGCGACCTCAGAACCAACTGACAAAGCTCCACCCATTGCTTTTCTTTCAGCTTGTACTACTTTGCCTCCGTGTGACATCATTTTAGGCATTTTCATGCCAGCCATACCACCACCCATCATTTTTTTTGGCGGTCTACCTTTTTTTGATCCATACGATCCTTTACCTTGTGGCATATTGCCCTCCTATTTTCTACCAAACAATCCCATATTAGAATTGTTACCATTAATCATACCACCATCGTTCATTTTTTTAGCAGTTTTTTTAGACTGTACAAAAGCTTTAGCTGTCGGTGCTCCTTTGCTACCAACCTTCCGCATTTTTTCACCAGAGCCAGCCTTGATTCTTTTCTTTTTTGCATTTATGTTTGCGTACAAACCTTTGGGTCCTTGTGCTCTACTTATTGCCATAATTTATTTACCATTTTGTTAGATTTGCCCAATAAGCCGCGGACATTTTGCCTTTGGCTATGTTTTTACCGTGCCTCGCTTTGAATGATTTTCTTCTTGCTTTTTGTTTGGCCGATTCACCTTTTTTTGGTTTACCAGCAGTGGTTACACCCTGTTGACCAAATCTTATGGTTTTAATCTTATCACCTTCTTTGGCAACAACCACATGAGATTTAGTAGCATGATTTGGCGTTCTTTTGGCTTTATTAAAACCAGAAACGCCAGCTCTTGCTAACCTAGGGTCTTTAGCCACCTTTAAGCATGAAATGCAGTCAAAGATGTAAAGGTTGCTGTGGTGTAATTAATAAACACTCCGTCTGAAAACACCAACCCGTTGTCTGGAATAGTTATGTCTCTGGTTGCTGTAGCAGAAGCCACACATCCTAATTTAAACAAACTGCTACCTGAAGTAGAAGTGTTTAAAAAATCTAAATTGCCAGCAGTACCAGAACAAACAACATTAAT